AAAATGGCGGAGAAGGAGTCCGTGAAAGCACATGGATTAGAGGGCCTTTCAGACGGATATTTTAAAATGTCCACCAAAATGTCCACCACACGACATTGATATCTTTTCTATTCGCTTTTTTCTTTACTTGTGGTTTTCTGCGCAGAATTTAATAGCTCTGTCAGCTCGGTCGACAACCTCTTTGTATCTGACTGCCAAGCGGAGACATCTATTACGTTCCCGATCGGTGTTGGTTTTGGACATTCTCTCAATGTCTGCGAGCTGGCTGCGCATCCGGTCAAGCTCATCACGAGAAGCAGACTCAGCAAGCCTAAGCTCAGATAAAGCAACTGCGTCGCTCGTCTGCTGGGCTTTGTATGTCTCAATCGTTCTCTCGAGCGTTGTGATTTGAGCACGGGCATTTTTGAGTTCCTCCTTGTTCTGCCCCTGATGGAAGCCGTAAAAGTATGCGGAAACGACCACAAGGAGCGCACCAATAATCTTTAGTACCATGGCCACCATCCATAGAAGTAGACCTGGTAGGCGTACGAACCCAGCATGATTGTCAGGTCAATGATGTAAAACCACTTCCAGCGTTTGAAAAGCTCTAGCAGTCCAGGTTTAAATTCTCCGATCTTTATTAGCCATTGGTCGCGGACGACGAAACAACCTCCTAGAAACATAATGAATGAAGCACCTATGGCGCCCATAATCCATTCTCCGGGAGTTCGGTTCAGATAGGTAGGAAAAAAGCTACCTCCACCATATTTAATACAAGCTCTACAAAACAAAATTACTACGTTAAGTAAAGCAACATTGAACGCGCAAAAAGCATAAGCCCTCCACAGAGTAAGCTTTGTAGGCCTGCTCATCCATTCTTCCGCCAGTGACCAAAAATTCACGGGGTATGCTCCTTGTAATGACGCGAGAAAAATCCCCGCCAATGCTATAATTTCACTCATAAAATATCCTTTCAAATATTTTGTATTCCGCTCAGTGCTCCAACACTGGGCGGTTTTAATTTTTAAGAGAAGAATAAATTCAGCTCTCTCATACGCCGATCCCTCAGCCCTTTCGTGACAACAGGATTGTCCGGGTTGCAATACTTCGGCCACCAGGTGCGCACGTTCTCCCACTCGCCTCGGTTAATCATTCCGAACAATCTGTAAGTCCTGCACTTCGTCAGACCGAAGTTGTAGACGAACGACATCAGGGCGATAAACTGATTCTCGTTGATGTCGATATGGATAAGCGTTGCAAGCTCCTCCTGGGTGCGCTGAAGGTCTCGGTCTAAAAGCTCGTAGGCCTCACTCCTGGTGATGACATCTCCTTTGTGGACGTTCTGAGCGTGACCGAATCCAATCGTCCAATGCCCGGTTGGACACTTATAGGCTTCAGCCTCGAAGCCCTCTTGCTCAGCCACAAACTCGGCTGCGAGTTCCGGAGGGAATAGCATTAAATTTTGCTTTCTCATTTATGCTCCGCCTCCTCGTGCTTCTTATAGAGTTCGTGAATGTGTTTTGTATTGTTCTGAATGGCCTGCTCGTTAGCCCATATTCCTCGTTTGATATCGTCAAATATCACGTTGCGCTCGCAGTAATACCATCCTAGAAGGAAGCCGAAGCAGATTGCGATGGCAATAGCCGTTGACCTGCATAGGCGTATCGCCCATTCATTTAAAAAGACACTCATGATTTAGCTCCCAGTCTGTTGTCTAAAAATTTTTTAATGTAATAAGCGATAATCCTGACGCCAAGGTAGGCAGCCATGAAAGAGATTCCGACTGCGGCCAACTCATTGACGCCGTAGCCTTCGAGGATCCAGAAAACCCCGATAGCAGTCACGCCTCCGGACAATGCCTCCCAGATTGCTTCAAGCGCAGAGAACTCAATCGGTTTCTCCTTGCGTTTTTCTCTCCAGTCGTCGACATATCGAAGTAACCCAGCAATTAAACCGAGGCCGCCAACGCAGGCAATGAGAGTATTTATAAGGTCTGTATGTTTAATCATCCGGATCCCCTATGGGCTCATAGCTCTCCAGCGTTAGACCGAAGAGGAGCCAAAAGACCGCTTGAAATACAGCAAAGTGGTAGGCGAATTCATTCTTGCAAGTAAGAGTTCTGGCCAGCCCTTCTATCTGCGGACACGCTCCTCTGCACATTGGAAGGACTAAACATTTTCTGCACTTTTCCCTTGTGCTCCAAGGCTTGAAGTGTTTGGAAAGATCGACCTTCTCTGGGGACAGAATATTCCCCACGCAGCCTTCTTCCGTGCAATGATCGTGGCAGGAAAGGAAGTCTCCTTTGAGGTTGACTGCCGCATTATTTTCCTGATTCATCATGCATTTGACCGCACGTTCGTCGAGTCTCTTTCTTTTGACTAAGGCTTTCAGCAAACGATCGCATTCTCCCGTAAGTGCGGGGAACTTATCCCAGCCTTCCCGGGTTAAAGCCTTAAAGATGTTCTTCTGCAGTGCGAGCATCTGCTCATCAGTGAACATGAGCTCAGAGTCCTGAACCCCGACATGCGTCATAATGCCTTCAAAGTTCAAGTGGATATCTCCGAGTTTGACTTTAAAGAAATCGGCAATGGCGTCCACATCCGTATTAGCGGGAGACAAGACGCAGTTGATTGAACATGGCAGTTTAGAAAATGCCAGGCGCCACATGTCTACCATCTTCGGGTCGTCCAGCGGGTCGACTCCACGCAGACGGTACCCCTGTCCATCGTGTGAGAACGTCAGACTTATTCCATAGGTTTCGCAAAAAGCGATTTTCTCTTCATCGATTAGCGTGCCGTTGGTAATGATGGCAAAACGAACTTTCGGATAAAGTTTTCGCAGTTCCGGCACTAGCTTTTGCAGTGTTTTCCAATAGACAAAAGGCTCGCCGCCCCAAAGCTCGATGACGCCGTGAACTTTTATTCCTGAAGCTCTGAGCTTTTCGATAAATGCGGGAACGTCTTTAGGTGAAGACACCCAGCGTTCACTTTCTCTATCGCTTTGAGCGCAGTACTTACAGCTCATATTGCACTTTAGACCCAGCTGGATGCGCAGGTCCCAAAGGTCTTTACTTTTAGAGTTAGAGTAGCCGGGCTTTCCTTCCTGCTCCTTGAGCATGGCATAAGCTTTTAATCTCTCGTCCTCAGTCAGGTCAACGAGCTTTCCGTCCCCATCGTAGACCTCATTTAGAACATTGTCATAGACCCAAGTTTCGTTTTTACCCTTGTGGGTTTTGCAGTGTAGAGCGAGCTTCATTGAAATAATTTCTCCATGGCGTGGTAAAGGGCAAATCTTTTCTTTGCGAAGTAGCAATCAATGTCGTGAGTGTTGGAGGTGTAGCAGCCGCCTCTGCACTCATCTAAAGCTTCGCAGTTTTGACATTCGATGCTGTCGTAGAAACGTCTCGGCGAAAGCTGAGGAACGGCTTTAATCGGAATAACCTTCTTGAAAATATTCCCGGTAATGTTGGATGCGTCGTAATTGTGGTGACAGGCGTAGACGTTCCCATGCAGGTCAATGCTCAGCAGTTCGTCTCGTACGCACATGGGCCCGACACGGGACTTCACTTTGTTTCGATGGTAGAGAAGCTGGGAACACTGCCAAGCGGCCCATGGGTCACCGATACGTGCCATCTCAATGACAGTTTCCAAGTGCTTGCAGAAGGCGTCCACGTCCTCTCGTGTCATGTAGTAGTCACTGCGGCACCCGTCATTGGCTCGTAAGAAGTGCACTGCGACTTTCGGATAGCGACCGTATTTTTCCTGCAAGCTGTAAAAGAGGTCTCTCGCACCCCACATATCTGTTTGATAGTGGTGAATGAGCAATGAAATCGAAAACTCTTTCAATCGAAAAATACGGCTTAACTGCTCGTCGGTAAAGTTACCATCGTGCCAAGAGACCACGGTAAAAATGTCTGGGTTGGCGTTTGCGTACTCGACGTAATCGTCAGTCAGAGAGCGTCCGTTTGTCGTAATGGTGGACTGTTCGGGTCTGATACCCTCATCGATGAGGACACCATGCAGAGTCCTGATCCGGTCCCAATAGAGCATCGGCTCTCCACCCCAATAGGCGATCCGCTCTATGCGACTGCCCTTAAGGTAATCAGCCAATTTATGTGCAAATTCAACCGGGTCGGCCTTGTGATCTGCAGGCGACTTCTCATTGGTCTGGAGACAGTACCCGCACTTCATGTTGCAGGCGCTCCCGATCAAGAGGTTGAGGTACTTAATCATCAGAGACCACCTGAACCGTAGCCTCGGCCCTAGAGGTGTAAAACCGATGGTTAATCTTGACTCGCATCGCTTCACCGTTCTGCAGCCCTAAGGCGCAGACTCGGAAATGTCCTACTCCGTTTGTGACCGCAACGCGCTTATGAGGTGCGTAGCCATCAACAGCCTCTACGATGTAGCCGTCCCATGTCACGTCTGTTGCGACTTCGTGAGTCTTTCCGTCCTTAAGCGTAAGTGTGAAATCGACCCAGCCATCCGGCGCCACCGTCTCGGAAGAAGGAGTAAGACTGTACTCAAGATTCAGCCACTTGGAGGTGGTCCCGGTCATCACGTCGGCGGCTGTCCAAACTTCACCCAGGTCTTCAAGGTTGGTAATTACAGTCGTGTCTTCCGCAGTCGTAATAGAGCGGGCACATTCTGTCAGGGGCGCATTCGGGTCTCTAACCCAAAGATCAAAGGCCCACATCCCGCCCTCATGCCGAACGTATTCTGCTGTGTTTCGACAGTCGAAGTAGGTCAATGCTCCCTTGATGACTGCATGAAGTCGGTTGTTGTTCAGCCAAGTGACAAAATGAGCTCCGGGAACCCAAAGTTTTTGGAATTCCGGTACTGTTTTATCGATGATAATCTCCGCAAGAATGCAATAGTCTTCACCATTGATTTGATAAAACCTATTCGCTTTTCCCGTGTAGCCTCTTTCACCAAGTTTCTGAGTTGTGGTCAGCTCTTCAATCGGAGAAGCTGATGTATCTTCCGGTACCTCAAAAAAGATTTTTTTGTCCAGTACTCGAAAAGCCGCTCTAGTTTCATCTATTGCGATAGAAAAATGATCGTAAGGTAAGGTGCTTGTTACTACGTGTCGTTTATATCCCATGTCTTATCTCCTGAACCTACATTCCGTCATCCCCGCAGTCACAATTATTGGATTCGCAGTTCGTATAAATCGGTTTATCTAGGTTTGAACAGTTCGGCCCGCGGCAGTTGCTTGTGATCGTGCACTTGTTGCACTTAACTTGACCGCACTGAACTTGAGCGCATTGCACTTGGTAGCAATGAACGTTGTTGCATCTAGAGCACTGGGTGCAATAGGTACAATGCGTGCAGTAAGTGCAATGTCCCGTCTTCCAGTTGAGGTCGTTTTGTAACTGGCTCACCTTTGTCAGATTGGCCCAATAGCCGACGTCGTCTGTAAGCTGACTGACCTTAGTCAAAACGCTTTTCTTCCACAGCCCTATACCCTCAGTCAAATCAGAGAGTTTTGTCGGCAAGCCGCTTTTTCTAGCCACCGGGTGTCCCGTCGTTCCATCGTGAACTACAAGCGTCTTTTTGGTTGTATCGACTGTAATTTCTCGTTCGGCTCCGACAAAGGTCTCATGCTCAGTCGTTGTCCCTCCGCGGAGCAAAATTGTTCTGGTCGTCATGAAAGTCTCCCGGGAACAAGGACATATCCATTCCCGAATTTGACAATGGCTTCTCTCTCTGCGATCGGACATACTGTCGGAGTATCCGCAGGCATTGCAATCGATGGAATGAACCAACCACAATAGTCGTGCTCCTCCGAGTACCTGCCTCTGACTCCATTGTCTGCAAGAATGATTTTGTTCGGATCAAACTTACTGTTAATGCAGGCGCAGAGCTTGTAACTTCTGTGTTTCGTCCTGAACATCACCATCGGGTGATCGTCGGTAACCCGATTCTCTCCGCGACCCTTCATTTGAATTGCTCTTCTAGAGCCTAAGTGCCCATGGCTGACGCCTACTACCTTAACCGGCTTTCCCAACCAATCAATGATTTCGTCACCGATCAGAATGTTGTGAACATCTATTAGGCCCTTGCTTGTCTCCAATTTTCCTGAGACAAAGCAACTGTCGTCTGCGCAATCGCAGTTGCACTTGGTGCAGTAGCTATAAACCGAGCACTGAATCGTCGTGCAGTTCACCGTCGTACAGTTGATGGTCGTGCAGTTTATGGTCGTACAGTTATGACAGTTGGAGCACTGTTGACAATATGTACAGTGCGTGCAGTAGGTGCAATGCCCGGTGAGAAAGCCGCTGTCATTTTGCAGCTGACTGACTTTTGTCAGAGCACCAGAAGCCCAAAAGCCTTTGTCGTTTGTAAGCTGAGATAGTTTGGTCAGCTCGTCTGAGCGCCAAACGCTTAAGTCGTCTACCAGCTGAGATAACTTTGTCGGTACCTCGGCCAAGCGCGCCAAGAGGGCACCTCCGGGCGTCTCCCCATCATGAAGACGAATGGTGTGGAGATCATCGTCGATCGTGATCTCCTTGAGAGCACCGGTGAAGACTGCACTATCTTCACTTGAGCCATGCTTCCATTGGATTACTTTTGCCATTTTGTTTTACCTTTAAGAGCAGTGCGTACAGTGGCCGCAGTGTGTGCAGTAAGTACAGTGTCCCGCGATATAACCTTTGTCGTTTTGAAGCTGACTGAGCTTGGTTAACTCGGCCTGCTTGAGATATTGGACATCCGGTGTTAGCTGAGAAAGTTTTGTCAGGTTTCCGCTTGATCGGTAGACGTCGTTTTCCAACTGGTTTGTATTGGTAGGAACGTCCGACTCCTTTGCCAACTCGTGGCCGCCGGGTGTTGTACCATCGTGGACTCGGATTCGATTGTTCGTCGTATTGACAGTGATCTCCCGATCATGGCCGACAAAAAGCTCATGCTCTACAACCGTTCCTCCGCGAAACTGAATAATCTTCAGAGGCATTAGCTCAGCCCTCCCAAGTCAACGGTGTCAGGCATCGTGCCTGTCGCTCCAGTTAAACCTCGCGGGATTTTTAAAAGGAAACTCGGTGCTTCGTCCGTTCCGGTTTTTTCAACGGAAGGCTCTGAGTTCGCATCCAACATCTGTATCGAGATAGAGATTTCAGGTGTTGTTCCGGTTTCTCCTTTACTTCCCGTATCCCCTTTAGGAATTCCGAAAGTAAAGACCGGAGCTTCGATTGTGCCTGTCTTAGTAACAGTTGCTGATGCACCTTCAGATAACGATGTAGCTTCGACGGAAATTTCCGGAATCGGTCCCGTATCTCCCTTCGGCCCGACTAGTTCTCCCAAGTTTTCCCAATGAGCTTCTTCTGTATCGGTTGCTGAAACCCATGTATAGAGGTTCATTCCGGCTAAGACAAGCTGACCAACAGTTCCCTCAGCAGGGAGACTTTCTGCATTCACTACCACAGCATCGGGTTGAATACCGTCTCCTTTATCACCTTTTTCGCCTTTAAAACTTCCTTGTTTCGGCGACAGAGTTGCCGTAGTTTCAGTAACGGCCGTAATCCCGAAGTAATCCCCTATCCGATTTACAACGTGGTCTCCGACCTTAATGTTGACAGATGGAGATATTGCTTCCTTAGGCACCGTCATTCCGGAAGAAGCCTCGGCCATGTATCGGAAAGAGAAGCCAGCTTCAGCATTGGACTGAAGAACCGTCTGCTTGATAGATTCCAAGTTTGTTGCAACAGAGGCCGCACTTTCCACCGCTTCTAAGTTCTCAGCTACAGTTTGAATTGCCTCAACCTTAGGGCTAAGCGCAGTGATATCGTCGGTAGCTTGTGCAACTTTTTTAATGTTGCTGGGTTCAGAGGATAAGTCCTCTGCTACAGTCTTTACATCATCCAGGTTTGCGTTTACAGCCTTAACCTTTTCAATATTGTCTCCAACCGGGTGAATACAGTCATCAATATGGTCGGCAACTTTCTTGATATACCCGTCTTCGACTTTGGTCTCGCCGTCAATATCCGTATCTGTAATTGATCCAAGGTCAAGTGTTTCTGTCTCAAACCCTCTTAGGTCGGAACCAACACGATGGATATCATCAATGTGCTGTCGATTGATTTGCAAATCAGGAAGATGCGGAACTAAAGCCTCCACCTCTGCTCCGATGACCTCGTTGCGGGCGAGAATAACTTCCGCTCGAGCAACGGCAGCGTCAATAGCCGCTTTATGAATATCGATTTGAGCTTTAGTCTCTTGGATTTCCTGCCATGTAGATGAGACGTATAAGCCTGTGGAGACGACTTCGTTGTAGATTGTCTCGGCTCTCTGTGCATAGTCCGCCGCTTTTTCCGCCACATCCAAGAGGTTAGTCATCACCTCTTGAGGGGTTTTCTCGGACGTAATCGGGACGATAAGACAACGGCGCATCTGTTCGAGAATCTGCTGAAGCTGAATGACGCGACGATCTTCTTCTTTATTGATTGACTTTGGGCTAAAACTCCCATACATCGTCAAATTCAGATTTTGGGTATACGGGACCCCGCTGCAGATTGCGAGCTTATGCCCGCTGGCCAATGCAGTCTTTAAAGTCACGCGCCCGCCCGGTGTCGTATTCTGGTCGGAGTTGAGCGTGCAAGTGTAGGCGTCTTTACTCAGCGTGGTTTCGTTTTCGTCTGCGTCAGCCACAATGACGACAACGTCATCGGCGCTCAGCATGTAGAAGTCAAAATCAAACTGCGTCTGCCCCGTGCCGGTAAACGGACCCGCTTTGCGATTACTTTCAGGAACCATATATCTATCCTCGATTTGAAGAAAAATATAAAAGTCCCCAAAAGTTCAATGCGCACTATTTCATAATCTCCCAGCGGTCCTTGGATTTGGCTACACGCGGGAGTCGTCCGGGCATTGCGCTCGTCGGCTGCCACCAGTATCCCGTCCCCCGCATCCTCATGGATTTGCGCTCCATACGTCTGTGATACCCGGGATTCATCATCTCCTGCAGTTGGTTAAATACCGCGTGATTAAGAAGCTGTTTGGTGTACCAAAGATTAACCATCGGGATGTTGCTCTTGGCAAAGCGCAGGACGTTGGCGCCAATATCGCGGTCATCTTTGTATTTGTCATAGATCGTATAGGCGTCCAGCATGGAGGAGAAGACCGGGCCAAAGGCGTTGTAAATGTTCGGGTGGCCGTACTTGTAGTCGCCCAAAGCCGAGACAAAAATATCTCCGGCAAAACCGGCGCCGCCTCCAGAAGTAAATGCTCTGGCGATATTGTCGGTCGTAAAGGGATCCTGGATGTCCTGACCGTTGAGAACGTCTTTGAACATGTTCGTCACTAACGCTATCATCGTCGATCCTATTAACAACGGGGCATAGTAATCAACGAGGGATGCAGCGGCCATCATCTTTCCGTCTGTTCGTTTTTTGTATCTGTAAAGATCTCCGGACCTCTGAAAGTGGCGCGTCAGCATCGCCGTGGGAAAAGATTTAAATAGAAAAAAACATTGCCACGCTTCACCCGCGATTGTGCCTCTGGATAGTCCTAAATTCGAAATTGCTTGAGTGTAGAGGTCGGGTTGTAACGAGGCCATATGCGCGTCATCGAAAACGAAAGCCAGGTAATCGGAAGCGTACTTCTCCAGCGCGTGCCGAGAGATTCCGAGCGTGGCAAGGTCGGCGTCCGAGATATTGAGAATGCTGTTCTTAGTGACAAATTCCGCATCGTCGAATTTTTCCGCCGGCGCCTTCTGGATGACTTTCCAGAATGTCTCATCGAGGCCGAAGTTCTCCAGGCGCTCTCTAAGCCAGCCGTCGCAAGTATTCCAGTCATACTTTCGCGCGTTGGTGTAGAACGTCATGGCGGTGAACGCAGCACCTCTTCTGGTACCATCCGTCCACTGCGACAAAAGGGAGGCCCTCATAGTGGCGTCTGCCAGTTTGGAGGTCACGCCCTGGCTCATGTTGTCTGTGACGAATCTATTGGCGGCAGAGTTGAAAACGTCTCCGATCACGCCGGCCTGTGCGGCAAAGGCCACGTCACTCTTATCAGCCGGATTAAGCGACTTCGCTAAATACATCGCACTCTGAGCAAAGGGCATGTGGTTGACATGACACATGTGAAAGTATGTAGCAATATCGGACATGCTCGTTAAGAATGCACCACCGAGTTTGCCGGCAACTTGAAGATTACGAGCACCCTGGGCGATTGCGGCAAGTGTTTCATTCTGGATGCCTCTGCTGCCGTTCAGGTTTTTCCACATCGCATTGAGCATGAAATCCGCAGTTGTAACTTTTTTTCCTTCTACATTATTGGACTGATTATTGAGAATCTCTGTAGATCTACGAAGAGTGTTAAAAGTAGTAGTCGGACTCGGCCCCATTTCCTCCAGGAGCGTGATGTCTCGCGACATCGCACTGACGTGCGACAGCATGGTGCCGAATATTGAGGGATCCTGGCCAAACATGCGGTTGTATTCGATCCGAGCCTTGTAATCTTTGAAGTGAATTGTACGGTGCTCCTGGCGTTGTTCCGACTTCGCTTTAGCTCTGCCGCTGGGTTTTGCGTCGGCGGCATTCTGGTGCTGATCCCCGTTCTCCGTAATGGAGAGATACGCTTCCCGGAGGACGTTTTTAATTTCCAGGTCGTTCATTTGCTCCAAGTTATCGTCGAGATACTGAGTTTTATCCAGGCGCTCGAAAACCCAATCGACCCATGCGTCACGGTTGGCGGCAAAATCGTGTTTCTTAAATACCTGTGTGACCGCTTTCGCCCTGGCTGCAGTACGTCCAGCAAAGCTCTTCGGCGTTTTTTCTGCCAGGATTCTGGCTGCGTTAAGCACCTTGCCCTGATTGTGGGTCTGCGGCATGATCCAGTCTTCACGGGATCGGATGTCTCCGCCCGCTCGGTTGTAACGCTCACGCATTTTCTCGTTGCACTGGATCCAGGCCTGCGCCGCTTTCTTATACTCCGCGTTCTTAGTGTCGACGCCGGAGATTTCCGCGAGGATCCCCGCGGCCGCGTCATCGTTTTCGATCATGCCGAAAAACTTCGGGCAAGCGGCCTGGAGCGTGTCCACAAGCTCCGAGGCGTATTCCTTCGATACGCCGACCGCGTGCTTGTGGACTTTATCCAAATACCTCATGGCGGCAGCATTTGCGCTCAGGCCTTTGGCCCTCATGTCGCCGGTGTAGTTCTGCATGGCTGCGAGTGCGATCACTTGCCGCTGTGCATTGACCTTCATGCGGTTGGCTTGCCGCTGCATATCCTGTGCTACGAGCGCGGCGGCCTTGGCAACATATTGGTCCTTGGTCAGGTTGGGCTCGGTTTTCCGAATATCGAGCACCTTGCTTTTGATGTTAAGGACAATGTCCTCGCCTTCCTTGGCCGTTAGCTGTCGGCCGATAACTTGACTAACCGAGTCCAAACATTCTTTCTTTAAGCCTTTTGCCATATTCTTGAATCCTTAATCGAAGGCGTTATTGGTAAACATACAAAGCGCGGCGCGGGACATTCCGCTTGCGTCCTTCTCCAACTGCTCGGCCGCTGCCAGGTCTCCGGCCACCATCTCGCGCGGCGTGGTCTCGTTGCCGTTCTCATCCAAAATCGGCATATCGCCGTACTTCTCCATGTCGAGATCAAAGCGGCTTTGGACAAATTGGTCGTCCGTCATGACTCCGGATAACTTGCTTTGATCCGGCGCCTGCTCGGTCTTAATGCCTAAAGTCTCTAGGCCTTCTTTAATCACGGCCTTGGTCTCGTCCGGCAAATTGGTGTTGTCGACAACTTGAGTAACCGTCTGTCCGAGGTCTTCGCCAAATAGGCTCGGAGAATCCGCTTCGCGTTTGACCTCGATTTCTTTATCGGTTGCGAGCATTCTCGCGTAGACATCTCGGACCTCAGGCGTCAATTCGACATCCAGGTCAGCGGCCGACTTGTAGATCGATATCAGCCAGTCTTTGAACTGTTTGAAGATCGCTTCCAGCCTGGAGGACGGTGCAACACCGTCACGGAGGTACTGCTCAAAGCCGCGGGCAAACTGCTCATGGAATTGCCGCTTTTCTTCGAGCGATAAGCCGTTCCATTCTTCCAGGTCCTTAAGGCCGAACCAATCCATCAGCGTCTGAATGTCGGCCCTCACCTGCTCGGGTGCGTCGGAGCGCATTACCACGTCCATCATGACGTCCAGGAAGTAGTGCCCGGACTCATGGACGAAAGTCGATTCGTCGGCAGTTCCGAACAAAGTAATCATGCGTTCGGCAGGCGTGTACATGCCGCGAGTCTCATCCCCTGATTGAGGATAGCCATTGTTTTCCCTTGACGGATCTTTTATACTGGAATCCTTGTCTAGAGCGGAAAATTTGTCGCCTGCCGCCGGGTGTCCCTTCGGGGATACGACTGCATCGTGAGGGTTCTTCGATTTTTCGGAGAGGGTGTCCACGGACAAGGTAACCCTATCCATCTTGCGATAGGGTTTTTTATTTCTTGTTCTATGCAACGATTTGTAGAGCTGGAGTTTGCCGCTCTCCCTCTCTTCTAAGTTAATAGCGAGCAAATACGTCTTTCCTATCAACTTCGTAAAAATTACTCCGTTTCTTCTTACTCCTTTTTCATTGACCCGCGTATCTCTAATAACTTCGTCCGGGTTATTGATGATGTTCTGAATCTGGAGATAATCTCCCGGAAGAACGTCAGGCGCATGGTGATTTACAACATGGTCTAAAAAATAAGCCTTAGACGTGTAAACACGGGGATCTGTTACTCTATCCCCGAAAATCGCTTTTAAGTAGGCGTCCGGGACAGTGGCTATATCTTCTAATTCTGTTCCGAAAATAGCCTCAATTTCGCCGCGTGTTTTTCCTCTAGCGGTTTCAATTTCCGACGGCTTCAGCCATACCTCTAGCCTTTCCTTCTGACTAGATACTCTCGACTGGAAAAGGCCTTCGGCGGTTTCCTTCCCGCCTTTGCGAACCTTGAGCGCATAGCGTTTCTCCAATTCGTCGGCGCTCATGCCTAACCGCTCTCCGAGTGTTCTGTAGAAAGCGTCGTAGAGGTCAGCAGAATAGGCCGCGAGTTTTTCTTTAAACCCGGCGCCCAGGAGCTGGTTGAATACTCGATCTCTGAAGGAGTCGAACTGCGTTCTCAGCGTTTCCGGATCGACGCCTTCGCCTGAGACATTAACCGGCTCGCCATCGTCCAACTGTTCCCGGGCAAGTTTCTCGTCCGCGATCGACTTGTTGATGTCGCCGTTCATGCCTGAGGGCTGATCGCCCTCAATCACGTCCGCAGAACGGAGCTCCATGGCAGCGTCCACCGCGCTCGGAGTGATCGAGTCGATTGCTTTATCCAGGGCGCCGAACTCGCTTTTAACCTGGTTGAAAACCTCGTCGCGGCTGACCTTACCGAATAGGCCTTCGCCTCCGCTCTCCTGCTGAGCCACCTCATTGAATCGGGCCAGGGCGTCCTTGAGCCGTTCGGGATTCTTGGATAACAGGATATCTCTAAACCATGCCTGCACCGGTGTGGCTTCAAAGAAAGATTCCGTAATCTCGCCTTCGACCTTTTCGCCGTTAATCTTGCGGGCCTCTTGTTTGGTTTGCATGTAGTCAGCGAGCGCCTCCATGAGGTCGCCTGAGAAGTCAAAATCTCCGCCGTGACGTCTGAGTTTGACGACCTCGGGTGCGGCGGCCTGGAGAACGTCCATCACCTGCTTGTCCTTCGGGTCGTCCGCGATAAAGCGGTTAATCAGTCTGTTGTCCGGATACGCGGCGGCAAAAATCGCCGACTTCATTCTCTGCCGGACATTGTCGTAGATGACCTTGCCCTCGGCGTCAATAAGGCCTTCCTTGTCCGGAGTACGGCGCACAAATTCGTCCATCGAGCGGACGGAGATACCGTTGTCCTTAGTAAACTCAACCTCCTCCAGGCGCACATTCCGCGCGTCCTGGGCGGCCTGCTCTGCGGGATTCAATTTCAGCGTTCCGGTACGGTTGGACAATTCGCCGACGCCTTCCTTAACGTCCGCATCATCCATCACACGTACAAGAATCGGCTCGCGCATCTTCTTGACCGCGCGGCGGCTGATGCCGAATTCTTTTAAGACCTTGGTCAATTCCTCTTTGTACTTCGTGGCCTTGACGTTGCGATAGGCTTCCTGCAGGCCCGCGATACGTCCGTTGCCTGCGATCGCTCGGGCGCCTTGCACTTCCGGATTAGTGAAGTCGGCATTGAGACTGCCGTCAACACTGTTAGACGTCATCACATCGCTCGCCTCAATCAGGGCATAGCGCATCGTGGTGCGGTCGCCGTTGGTGTCCGAGACTGTGACCGTCTTACCGAGAATGGCCGAGGAGTCTTCCGGCAAATACGCGATCACGGGCGTACCCTCGCCCAAAGTTGCACCATTGCGCAAGCGATTGAAGTCCGGAGCCTGCGCGATCTGCTGCATCTGCAAGCGGCTTTCTTTACCGCTTCTGTCGCGGTTCTGAATGGACTCAAGCACACTCTTATTCATGCGGCTTGCCTGACCTTCCACGGGTGCGGCCGGAGCCTCAGCCTGGGCCTTTTCCGCTGCTTCTCTTGCGGCCCGGACTCGAGCACCTCGTGCGCCGAGAAGGCCGAAACCTGCGCCCATGAGGGCGGATGTTGTTAGGCTTACAGGATCGAAAGGATCGTACTCTTTGGAGATAACCGAATAGTCCGCGTTATCCAGGACGAACTTAATCGCCGACTGCTCAGTGATGTCAGTTGCGGGATTGACCAGGGCGCCGAAGGTCGCAGACTTCAAATAACTTGTGCCGAGGGAGGCGGGGAGCGCCATGCCGACAGCGTTTGTCACGCCTGTAATCAAGCCCGCTTTCGTGGCCGTCTCTGTATCCACGCCCTTGTCCTGGAGCTTATCTTTCTCATAACGTCCGAGGTCGGCGCCGAATAGCGCACCGCCGACGAACGGATTGCCGCCCGCGAGAACGGAGTAACCGATACCCTTGGCCAAAGAACCGGTCAGACCGTAGAGGATCATGGCCGCCGTGCCGGTGGTCTCGGGATTCGGCGTGTAATCGTTCTTGATCTTGAGGCGTGCCTCTTTTGCGTCTTGCCTCAGGCGATTGACTACTGCATCCTTATTGACATTGAGGTCGGGCGCAAAGGGATCCTCCTGCTGGGCGAGGTAGTAATCATCATCTTCGACCCTGAGCGCGGCCGCCTCGCTAATGTCCGACTTCGTAGCTTCCCATTCTTTTCCAAAAGACTGGCCGATCGCGCTCCAGGAGCCCTCGAAAAGTCCGGGCGTGAGGGCCTCGGCGTCTTTCTCCGGAGCACTGTACTGATTAATGACTTTAGCTTCTTCATTGGTCAGTCCGAAACGATTGATCCAGCTCATTTAATTCTCCGGGAAATTGTGTCGTTAAGGTCAAGTCGGAAGGGCTCGCCCTTTTCGTCGGTTACGTAGCGCAGGCCGTCGCGGATAAAGTAGACACCGTCGCCTACCCACTTGAGAGGCGCCGTGTTGATGAGCCTGGCGGATTGCTCAGGTGATACCACCTGATTCCGATAGACGAGCTTTTTGCCGCCTTTCAGGAAGTCCTTGCTGTAGACCTGCAAAACGTCTTCAAAAGCTCCGAGCTTGGTAAAGGTCATCAAGTCCTTGCTCGCCTGCGAGAGTCTGGACGGCAAAATGATCTTCGCGCCGTTGTGCTCTGCCACCGGGCCGATCACATTTTCAATCGCCGTGTCCACGTCGCTTGAGCCGCCCGCCTGGAGCGCATAAGCGTGCTCGTTTAAAACTGCGGAGATTAGATCCTCGTACTCCGGACTCCCGGGCGGGATCGGCAATACGCCGTCAAGTTTCTGGCGGATTTCGGGCTCGTCTTTATTCGCGTCGTTAACCTTGTTTCTGCGGTAATAGTTGCCCTTGATCTGACGCAGTGCGCCGTTGTTCTCTCGACCCTGGGGCGTGGAGGCTACGCCCAAAGCGATAGAGAGGAGATGATGATTCTTACCAATATCGCTTGCCAGCGCGGCCAGGGCGTCACTGTCGCCGGTAACCGGATCAAAGATCGCGTCGGAGAGTTTCTGCGCATACTCGGCCTGGTGGTCCTCATCCAGGTTGGCGAAAGTTTGGCAAAGGGCGGTGGCCTCGGTTTTGGTGAGGATGTGCGCGTCCGTGCCGAATCGCTTGGCCACATCTTTGTAGCTGCTGATGCGGTTGCCGAGCTCTTGGATCGCGAGTGTCTGATTGCTCCAGTCCTGGATAGGTTTAAAGCCGAGTTCGGGGATCCCCACAATCGCAAAGCGCATCGGATCCTTGGCCCGCTCGGTCTTGACCTTCTCTGCTGCCTTATCCCATGTCGCCTTCTGCTCCATGCGGGTGGCGTACTCGGGATCGTCCTTCTGAGGCGTGAGCGCTCGGCTTGTGGCGTCCATATCGCCTACAGACATCGCAGGCATGGAATGGATGGCGGAATTGAGCTGGGCCTGTTTCTCCACCTCGGCGTGCATACGGACGCCCTCGTCTTGGCCATAGACGCTAATGAAGTCAGCGACATCCGGGAGCCCGGATACATCACCCGTGTTGATCGCGCGGGATAAGACGTTATCTACCGATCGCTTTAATTCGACCTTGGCCTGCTGAGCCTGCTGGCCTCGTCTCTGTCTGGAGGCGCGGAACAACTTGATCTTGTCAGGAAGCGGCAGTGCATCGATCACCGGATCGCCCGTTTGAACGTTCGGATTGAAGGCCACGTCCTTAGAGGTCAGGCGCGGTTTGTCCGTCGGCTGCTCTGCGGCGCCGGCAATTCCCAACGCCTTATGGACACCGGCTGTAATCGTTTCTTGGGAGTAGGCGACCGCGCCGATCTCCTGGCGCATCATCGCGCTGATGAGTTTGGTCATCACCTGAGGATCCTTGACGTCAAGCGCCTCTCCGGGATTGACGCCCATGGCTTTGCAGACATTGCTGATGTATGCACGTGTCACGCTGTCACTGGCCGCGCAGAAGCGATCGACAATGCCGTCCACGGTGTTGATGCCGTACTTGGAAGCATAGGTCTTGAGGATCTTTGCCGCGGCGCAAATACCGTCCTGCGGAGTCTCGAAAATGGCATGACCTCTGGCGTCCTGGCCCACCATACCGCTCCAGTTATTGCCGAAAGCTTTAATGTTGAGCGGGTTGCAGAACTTGTAGCCGATCGTATTCAGCACCTTGTCCGGAACACTGGGGGGCGTGCCTAAGCCTGCCTGGGCGCCGGAGACTCGGACGTCGACTTTCCCGGCAGCACGAGCGGCCGAGCCTTGAGTAAGACCGATCGCCTCCGGGCCGCCCATTGCGTCAACCGTCTCCTGGAGCTGAGGCCATACACGCTCGCGCAACAAGGCATAGGTCTTGCGGGATACGTCCGGGCTCATCTTCGTGGAGCCGACCTGCTGGAAGTGCTTGAGCGCCCCATACGGGTCTTCGACTGCCATCTGTTGGTAGGCTGAGGCATACGCCAGGGCGGAGTAGTTGTCCTTTTGTCTTGCGATCCATTCCGGACTCTTGCCGCCGATTTTGCCCTGGTAGTCCACCTCATCCATGAGGCTCGCCATTGTGCGCTCGGAGTCAGGGCCGAAACCGGAGAAGGCAAAGTCGTCGATCAAAGACTTGGCGCGCGTGTCCGAGACTTCTGCCTTATAGGCGGCATTTTCTTTCAGGCGGTAGCGCTGCATGGATTGATCGTAGGAGTTGATCTTCTCCAGGGCAACAGAAGTGAAGGCCTGTTTCGCAAGCGGGTTTTGCAGTTTATCCAGGTGTGTCTGATACGCCTTGTTCATGGCCTCGCGGGTCGGGTCATAGCCCTCCACGGCGGTCTTGCCCTTCATGGTGTAGTAACCGCTCTCGGGATTCCATTGCAGCTCTCGTAATTCTTGATCCAGGCCGTTGAGCGCCTCGTCGGCTTCCGCCTTGACCTGCTGGGCCTCGGCCTTTTGTGCAAATTTGACGCTTAAACCGATACCTGCCCTCAAGGGCTGGGTGGCTCGTTCCATCGCGCGCTCATAGTCGAAGGTCGGCTGGACGTTTTCTCCGGGACGCGCAAAAGACTGTTCGCTCTGAGGATTCGGCGTGTTGTTCTGATAAATGGGTACCTGCATATTTATCTGCCTAAGATCGAAACTTTGTTATTGATCGAAAGAGGATTGAAGCTGTAAAGCGGCGTGAAAATCGGCTGGGCCGCAGATACCGCATCAACTCGGATTCCCGGATCGGCCGAGGAGATTCCGTCAATGCGCAGGCCGGGGTCGGCGGATGAAATCGCGTCGATCTTCAATCCGGGATCGGCTCCGCTGATGGCGTCAACCTTGAGCGGCGTGTCTTGTGCCGGCTCTTTTGTTTTGCCCTCGGCAAGTTTTCCAAAGGCGTAGGTCATGCCCACCTGAGACAAGCCGTTGAGCGCCGTGGACATGAAGTTCAGGCCCTCACTTTGTTTCTTGGCGTTAAACATCAAGGCCTGGTTTTTGAAGTCGGTAGCCCGCTGGCGATAGCCCCAGGCAGCGGCATGAGCATCGGTCTCAATGCGATTCTTGTTAATCGTCTTGATGATGTCGGTGGAAGCTGTAATCTGCGCCGCGCTACCGCTGCCGATCGCAACACCGTTGGCGGCGAGCGCAGCCTTCTGCCTGGCTTTGACTTGGCCTGCCTGCATCGTTTCGTGCTGGACCTTAGTCTCTGCTGCAAACAGGGTGTACTGCGCCTGCAATTCCATCGTCTTGGCGTTTTCCTTGGCGATATTTGCCTGGGCCTTGGCGATAGCGTTGTTGTAGCGGGTTGTGAAGATCGAACCGACAGCGGAAATACCGGCAGAGATTCCCGTGCCGATCATTGAAGCGGTGTTGAAACTAAAGTCCATAAAACCTCCGATAGTGCGCCTATCTTGACGCCGCCTCAGGCTTTAATGCGCACTATTGTCGGTTAGCTGATTTCTACCGTTGTCGTGATCGAAGTGATTCGGAGCGGGAGCGGCAGAGACTGCCGGATGTAGACCTGGCCCTCATCGCTCCACTTTGGCTTAATCTGTAGGTCATAAATACCGGAGCGCAGATTCGGCGGATACCCGGGTAACTCAGTCGCTCTCGGCTGCATGTGGTACAGCTTTTCAAAGCTCGATCCTGCGGACACTCCGGAGGATTCGTTTAGCCGTAACGTGACCTCCGTAATATTTTTACGGTGAGAGGTGCCGTAGGACATATCGTTAAGTTGAAGGTGGATCGGGAGCGTAACCATGTCGGAGTCGTATTGCAGGCCGACGTAAACCGTCGAGGCCTCATCCTCCAGCACAACTTTCCCGCTGACGACCTTCTGATCGGGTACGACATAGCCGTCGGCTAGGATCGATACCGTCTCTCCCTCCAGCCAGGAGAGTCCGGTGATCGTCGTAGTCGGGTTGCCCTGGTAGAAACCTGCGCAGTCAACGTAACAGGATTCGGCCCTTGAGGGCGACTGCACCTCGTGCATACGCTCGATAAATCGGACGGTCTGCCCGTTGATCCTGCGGCAAGTGACGACATAAGGGATGTCCTCGTAGCCCTCGGAGACAACAGTCACGGACTCAAAACTGCCGCGGGTCTCGATTGTGGAGAATGCTCCGATCTGCTGCTCCGGGATATAGGTGAAGGCCACCAATACGCCGTCGCTGGAGACCGACCAAATAATCGGATTCGGTGCTTTGGAGTAAGCAATATCGATCACGGTCTTATGGTCGAAAAGGTGCGGCGCACGAAGACATAAATCTCCGGAAATAAATCCGCCTCGCTCGTATGAGTAACCCATTTCACGAAGATGGCCGCCTCTGGCCGCGGCATACACGCAGGCCGAATTTACAACCACAGGGTTGACCGAGCTTGCGCCTTCTGCGTTCTGCGCCTTGAAGCTGATTGAGTCCGGCGTTAGGGCGTCCGTGTCCGTGGTGCCCACTACCCAGCACCCTGAGGCCGTGAGCAGAATAAGGCGAGACAGCGGGACAAGGTGGCGGATGCGGTTAACGTCTCGGGCGTAGATTCTGGCTGAGATTCGGTCGGTCGCCTGGACAGGTAAGTGATACGCCATGGAGTTCTCACTGCCTGCGGCCGTCATCCAAATATATTGAGGTTTGGTACGCGTGCCGGCAAAAATCTTGCGTTGGTCAAAATAAGAAACCGTCCCCGGATATCCGGACGCGATTTCGGAGTCGTACCGCGGCGGTGTGATACCTGAGTCCGGAGAGATTGCATCGTCGATAATCGAGGTCTCGGACGTCTGGCCGATATAGCTGTAGACGCCGCCGACGTTGCGATACACACGATACATAGCAGCGCCCGGGACGGCATTCCAGGTGAGCGTGTTGTAAGCGCCGTCCGCAAAAGGATTACAGTTGATCTCGACGGTGGCCGACAACGGGCTTTCCTCTGAGGCGTCCGCGTTCAAAGCCGTAACCCCGTATTTTCTCTTAAAAAGTCCTTTGTTCTTATCCTCGACGTCCGGACCGATTGTCTGGGTTACGGCCAGGCCCGTAGGTGCTGACAGTGTAGTATTAAAGTTCACGTTCTCCAATCGCCAGTCGGTCGCACCGTGTCGCCTCAGAGTTTTCGTCGGATAGTTGATGTGCGCGATCGTAATCACGTCGATACTCTGGACGAAACTCAGCTCGAAAAGATCGGCCTCGTCATAAGGAGTCGTGATTTCATACGGCGCATTGCCGGACATTAACGTCTGCTTGTGCGTGTGGAAGCGGATGTACTTGTGGCCGACCTCCAGGACCATCGTCTGGTCAAGAGAAAAGAGAAAGGGGATCAGGCGGCATTTTCTATCCGAGTATTTCGCATGCGCCACATACTCGAAACCCGGGCGCCTGAAGACAGGACCCTGGGGCTCAACGATATAATTCTTGCACTTCGCGAGGCCCGTTTGGTTTTTGGCGTCGTCCACGCGGGCGAACATAGTATTAGAGATTTCGCCGCCGCCGAAAGAGTTTCTAAAAATTCTGACTGCCATTACACAAACCTCGCTCTAAGTTGTGCCGCTAAATACTTCGGATGCTGGTGGGCGCTCTTTTTTGCGTCCCGTGTTTTGGCCTTGCTCAAGGCGTCTTCCGCATACTTGAGATACTTGTCCGCACTCTGATTCTTAACCAGGGCGCCGGCAAGGTAGGCCGCCAATCGCATGACGAGGGCCTCAGTGAAGTAGCCCGGAAACATCTGCGGATTGTTCACGTAACGCGTATAGACGATCACGGCGTCCTTAACGTCTGTCAGTAAGAATATGGTGTTTTCGCTTTCGCGATATTCGATCTCGTAGGGCAGTGTAGTCTGCCAGGGTTGGCCGCCTGTGCAGTAAAGCCCCACAACACACATGCAGTCGCTTGGCAAAGAATATCCATAGCTCCACGGGTACATCGTTCTATCAAGCTCCACGTACTGCGGCGGCTTGTAGCGGCTCTGGGCAAAGCTCCAGTTAAATTGCTCCAGCAGGTAACGCAGTGCCATCGGGTAGTAGGCCGCGCACTGCTCGGAGTACTGCGAGCCGTCCGGAGGATCGATAGACGTAATGTTAGAGTCCGCACCGAGCTGAGACAGTGCGGCATTGCAGATTTCGATTTGATTAGCCATAAAAGTAAAGGCGGGTTTTATGCCCGCCTCCTCCGACAAATTTTCGGTTGTTTACCGCTGATTAGCTGTCACCGCCGGCTGCCGCAGTTGCCTTTTCTGTGCGGAACTCCCAGCCCTCGCCTTCTTTGACTTGGCCGAGCTTGTAGTCGTTGCCGATCCAGGCCGTGACGGTGCCCGCCGTGACGCTTGTCGGGACGGTCACGATACGCAGGTAGCGTCTGTGCTCGAAGGGGAGCCCCACCACGATTGGATTCTTGAGCTCAGTGGGCGTGAATGCCTTAGATGTTGCGACAGTGGCAAAAGTAGAGTTATCAGCCGAGTCCTCAATCTTGAAGGCCAGGCTGGTGCCGGCCACGCCGCTTGCGGAGATACAAAGCGCCATCTTGTGACCGTTGACACCAGACTCTACCAGGGTGGAGCCGAAGTCTAAGCCGGACGAAGTAAAGGCGGTTTTGGCCTCCTTTTTGTCGGCAAGCATCATCTTAATATCGAAAACCATAACGCCTCCTATTAGGAAATTGTGATCGCGGATTCGCTTGCGTTAAGCACGTCCGTGCCGTACTGATAGATCGGAATACCGCCGAAGGACAGCATGCCTTCACGTTTGCCGAAGGTCTTGTATTCAAGCGTGTACTTCGTCTTCTCCAGGAGCTGCAGGTCATAGATCATGCCGACCTGGTCCGTGCAGTAGATACCGACATGAGAGAAGTCGTCGGTGCGCAGGCGGTGGCGTGCTTCAACGAACAACTTCAAGAGGTCAGCTGCGCCCTTGGCGGTAGTGATCTTGGAGGTATCGACGTTGGCGATACGGACAATGTTTTCCGGATTGCCTGCAAATACGCCAAGGTCATAGCCGAACTCGGTTACGTAGGCCGGAAACATTTTGCCGTTAGCGTCCGGAACATAGATCGGAGATTTCTGAACTTCGACGGAAATACCTGCTGCACCGCCGTTTTCCGGGAAGAACAGAGTCATTTCTTCCGGGTGCCAGTTAACAAAATAGATCGAAGTGAGTGTGCTCGTCGAGCCGCCAGCCACTGTACCGCCGGCGTCAATGATGGAGTTCTTCCAGGCGCCGTTGTCTTTGTCCGGCAAAACGATATTCGCCAGGCCTAAGCAGTCTCTCGGATCTTTATCCGGATTGCCCTGGAAGACACGTTTGACCATACCGCGGGTTAAGCCGCGGATAAACATTTGGTCCTTGCGGGCGCGATACGGTGCTCGGTCTTTCTCCGGCATTCTTTCAAGCTGGAGCTTACCGATCACGGAGCGGTCGCGTGCGATACAGGACGGATAACGTACTGCACGACCTGTCGGGGTGGATGCATCCCAGCCTTCGTTAATACCGACGAGCTGGCCTTCCGGATATTTATCCGCCAGTGTGCCTTTCATACCCTGGCCGTCGTTGCCGCGCACCATAGTGGCACGATCAAAGAACGGCTGATAATCTCGGACGGTTTGAATGAAAACTTTCTTTGCTACGTCGCTGTCCGGAACGAGCGACTGCCATTCAGCCATTGTGACGGGCGTCATGCCGCTGAAAACGTCTGCCATTTTTAGTCTCCCAAATTAATAACCGTAAATATCTTGAGGTGTGATTGCTCCGGATACTCGACCTTTGGGCGGAGTATCTTCGCTGATTGCCGCGCCGACTCTTGCTAGGAATTTGATAAAGCCGGGGTGCGACCCAACAGGCAGCGAGAACAGTTCTGCGATATCTGCGTCATAGTTGCCGTCGGCGCCTTTGCCGAATCGGTCTCTGACCTTAATCGCACGCTGGATGGAGGCGTCATAGTTGGAACCGCCGATCTCGGGGTCCTTCTTAGCCTTCTCCAGCCACTGGCCGCTGACCTTGTTAATAAACTCAACCTGCTGGGAAACCATCACGGGCGTGATCTCATCGATTACGGCCTGGGCCTTCTCCTGCGAGAGATTGAGCTTTTTGGCGATACCCTTAAAGGAGTCGACCACTGCGCTATTGAGCTCTACACCTTCGGGTGCTTTGAAGTCGGCGTAACTTTCAGGTGCCGCATCCTCTTTCGCTTCCTGCTTCTGTCCTTCCTGACCTTCGGCTTTCTTGGCGTCGTCTGCCTCAGGCTTAATCTCAAGCGGATTGCTTACCGTCTGAGCGGCCTTAGTTTCGGGCGCCGGAGAAGTTTCAGTCTTCTCAGTACCGGCCTCCTTTTCAGTCGGAGCGGTGGTCTGAGAAGACTGCCCCTGGTCCAAAGGAGAAGACTGTTGCTCATTCTGCGAAGGAGGTACTAACGTCTCCTGACTGGTGTTTTGGGAGCCGCTGTCATTTTCTGTACTCATCCGATATCTTCCTTATCTCGGTGTATTGTTCCGGGCAATAGGTCATGACGTAGCTCAGCACGACAAGGCCGAAGGTTTTCTTTCCCTCTTTGTTCGCCATCGTCAAGGCGTTGGTGTCAAAAGAGGAGGAGAACAAGGCGCAGTCGGAAAAGATTTTGTTAAACACTATCTTTCCGTCCCGCGTACCCAGAAGGCGGATGAGAGACTCTTTAAAAGCCTCGTCAAAGCTCGCTTTCTGCGCTTCGCGTTCTTGTCTTTCTTCCCTGAGCTTCGCTTCGTCAAACGGATTGCGAATCTTTCCTGACATTTAAAACCTTCAATAAAAATCAATGCGCACTTTTTTACTGCCCCATCTCGGCCTGGAGCGCCTCGACGGCCTGACCCGCCATGGTGTCGCCGCCCGCGGGGACCTTGCCCAACTTGCTCAAGGCGTCCACGCCCTGCTGCGCCTGTTCCTGCTGCGCCATCTGCTGTTGCTGCTGAGCTCTCTGCTGCTGAATCTGCTGCACCTCTTCGTCCGAGCGCAGTAAGCTCGGGCTCACGCCTTTCTTGTCGAAAATGATCTTGATCGCGTTATCCAGATTGATGCGGTCGAGCACCGACGGGTCAACTTGCGCCAGCTGGCAGACTTGCGTAATGGCCTCCATGTCGGTGTTGGCCTGGACCTCTTTCTGAGATCGGGCAAGCATGGAGGTGTACTCAATGTTTAACTCAGTGCCCTGGAGCTCCTGGGGCGGAGGCGGAAAAACTCCGGCGCGGGAGAGGATCGAGAAAATGCGGCCGATAAAAGGATTCAGAACCTCGTTGTTGAACCGAGACAAAATCGGTCCGAGCATGATGAGTTTTTCCTCCTGGAGTCTCGCCACAGCGGTCGCGGTCATGCGCGCGATCTCGGCCTGGTTGGAGAGCATGAGGAAAAGGTCGGTAAAGAATGCCGCCTTGATTCTGCCTTGAACTTCTTGGATGTCCACGGTGATCGGGTTGATGTTTCCGACCGCAGTGGTGGCGTTATTCGACTGACTGCCGTTGGTCGGCATGTCTACAAAACTTAAGCCTCCGGGCGCGAAGTCCAGCTCGGCGTCCTTGGCCGACGTCGGCAGAAGTCTCGGAGGATCGACGATCAAGTCAATCGCATTGCCCTTTTGCATCTGCTCGTGCTTGAGCTGGCGCACGTCGCCGAGCGCGGTCATGCCGGGAGATTCACAGGAATATGTATCAGTCGAGATTGCTCCCCAGCGGCCGACGATCGCCGGAAATTCGTTGTACCCGGACTCCAGCAGAATGGAATGCTCATCGCTGTCGGCGTCGACCAACATGTGCACGGCCCTAAAGGGCATGTTCTTGTTGTCTTGCTTGGTAATGTCGCGATCGTATCTTGGCTCAATGGCATGGATGACAGCTTTCTCTTGGTCGTACTGGCGTTGGTCATAGAGCGCCTTAATGCCGCGCGGCACATTCTCATAGCCATACTGCTGAACGATTTGCGCGACCGTCATCATCAGCTCGCGATACAGAGTATCCGGAATGCCCTTATGGTTGCAGGCGATCGCATACTCGCCGATTGTGAACGGGTAGCAGTAAAAGCCGCGCTCGTCGTCTTCCTGGATCATCATGGCGGCCGTGCCGTAGAGACTGACCTCAAGCCAAAAGTGGTGCAGGCTTTGATAGGCGTTCGTTCTCGATAGGCCCATATAAATGACTTGAGACACATCCGCGAGCCATTGTTTCACGGCCGGGGATTCATCCAGCGTTGGGTTTCCGGTCGTGAGATAAAACCATTGCTGGCTAGGGTCCGTAAGTCCGGACATCAATCCGGAGGACAATAGGTTGCTGGCGCCGGTTGCCGTATTGTCGAAAATCTCATTGAAGCGTTCGCGCGCCTCGTTCTTCGGTCCGCGCAGCAGGAATTTGCCTGTTGCCGGGCGAATATGCGTGGCGATACTTTTCCACTGCGGGATAAAGGGATCGCGCTCCGTCTTGAGCTTTTGCCAGCGCGACAGGATGTGCGCACGTAATTCCTTCTTGTCCATCGGTGCCTCGCTTTTAGGCTCCGAGCTTGTTGCCCTTGCCTAAGGTCAGATCGGAGTTATTGATGCCCTCGGGCCCTGTCAGCAGCGTCGAGCCTCCGGATGCGTTCTGATCTAAGTTCTGCTCATAAATGCTGGAGACATCGGCCTCTTTGGCGTTCTGGCGGCGCATATCCTCGCGGGCCTTCGTCTGAGTAATCTCGTTATTGCGCTGTGCTTCCTTGGCCGCGGCCTTCTGTTGTCGGGCCTGCTTGTTGCTCGCCATAACGGAGGCGGCGGTACCTACCGCGGCCACGCCGGCACTGATTGCTACAGCTGTAGTGGCAGAAATTGCTCCGCTCATATTCATTCTCCCCGTGACATTAAAAGATCGGTTTCGTCAGTAAATTCGGCCTCTGCTTCCAGGAGCGTCTTGGCCCGGGTAGCAAAGGACATGGAAATAGTGGTGTTCTCGTAGGCGACAAAAATCTGTCTGCGGCCTGCCGAGGCTCGGAAAATATGCGTGCCTTTTAAGCGGACGGTTCTGCCGCCGCAGGTCATAGCGAAGTCCCCCGTGACCATGATGACTGTCGGGATCTTGATTAAGGCGCCGGCGATTGCCACGCCCTTCGGGACTAAGCATGTGCGGCAATACATGCCGGCATGGATAAAGCTCCGGGTTCTAATCTCGACTTGGGGCGCCGCGCGCATTTCCTCGACGCCTGCGGCCATGGCCTCCAGTTCTCCGGACGTGTTTGGCGGTATCTCAGCGATTATGATTTCGGTCATGCCAGGGCCTCATAAAAAACAGTGTTCATGCGTGTAAACCTCGGGACCCTCTCGAATAAAGTCTCCAGGCGCGAGCCGCTCCTGCATCCCCAATAGATGCCTGAGGCGCCGGCGTCCTTAGCGGCTTGGCTTATAGCGTTAATAAGCCTGAAGCCCGCCGCACCGCGCCGAAAGTCTTTGGACAAGAAGACCGATTCGACGGAGGCCGTCACTGTGGAGTAATGCGGGATGACGGTCAGCACGAAGGAGCCGAAACCGACAAGCCGCTCACCGCTGAAGGCGCCGATAACCCTAAAGGCGCCGGACTCCTCGGCCTTGCGGTAATACTCGACGTTGGGTTTCTGAGGCAAAAAGGGGTTGCCTGACTCGGCCATGTATTCCGAGATCAGCATGTCGGCGTCCGGAGCGCCGAAAACTTCAGCGACCGTGACAGGTCTAAAGGTCAATGTTTTTTCCATGGGCGCATTGTCGATCTCCGGACAAATTCAATGCGCACTTTTACAGCGACTTGTAGGGGTTTCGGATTTGACGTTTCCGTCTCTCGGTTAATCGCGGCATGTTGGCCGGGCCGTCTAGATACTCCTGGATCGGTATGGCAAAACACAAGGCGAGCGCGTCGGCCGTGTCCGGAGAATTCATTCCGCGTTTTTTCATTGACTCCTTGCTCTCCAGGAGCAAGCGTCCTTTGCGGTCAAGAAGTTTTTCCGGAATACAAAGATCGTCAGCAAGCTCGGCGCTGTTGGGCAGACACCCGTTGTCGCGAATAAAGTCTCTCATCCGATCCCACATTTCCGCTCTCTTATTGGCCCAGCGCTCGGTGTTGCTTGAGCGGTTGGCTGCAATCACCTTGTGGATATGCGGGACCTTGTCGACCATGTAGTCGTAAGGGGAGGCGCCCACGCCGGTGTAGTCGATATTGACGTAAATTTTCGGGATTCCGAGTTTCTGCAGTTCCTGGGCATAAAGGATGACCTGCTCTCCGAGCTGAGGCCCCGTGAGTCCGCGGAAAATCTTTAAGGGCATTGTGCAGTCGCGGCCGATTTTCGTTGCGATCACGGATCTATCGTCGCCTTCTCGGGCAACGTCCACACCTAAGACGGCAACGGTGGCGGCGTAATTCATAACGCCTACAGGGCGGTTGACTGCTGCGTCCACGTCCTCTCGGGTAATGAACTGTTTGGCAGATGTCGACGGAAAAACTCCGCGCACACGAACTTTCACGAAGTCGGAGTCCTCGCCATAGTCGTCCACGTACTGCTGCAAGAGTTCCTTGTTCGTAATCTTGACCGTTCTGGAGTCGATGTTGTAGTGCAGCCAGCGGTGGCGCTGTTTGTGAAAAGCGTCGAAAAAGGCGCCCTCGGGTCGCGTCGGGTTTCCGAAAATACACCAAATAATTTGCGTATCGCGGTCAGTCAGCGCGCCTTTCGTAACCTCATAGATTTTCTCGGCGATCACGGACGCTTCGTCGAATAAAACGAGGATTCTTTTGCCTTGGTTATGCAGGCCCTGGAAAGCGTCGGTATTACTTTCGTTCCAGGGAATAGCGTCGATTCTCCAGGTGTACTTATGGCCCTTTTGGAGAGAATAGATCGATTCGGCCGCGACCTCGAACCAGTCCTTGAAAATGCAGACAGAATGCCATTTATGGAGCTCGGACCACGTCTTGGTTAAAAGCTGACGGCCCGTTTCCGCAGTGATAACGCCTTTTGTATCCGGATAGGTGCATATCGCCCAGAGAATGACCCAGGCGACCAAAGCGGTCTTCCCGATTCCGTGTCCGGACGCCACGGCAATTTGGATTGCCTGGTAGCGGGTCGCACCGTTTTGCAGTCGGTCCCTAATGTCGCCTAGGATTTTCTCCTGCCAGGTATCGGGCCCGTCGTACTTCTCTAGGATCCCCTCGCCCCAGGGGAATGCGTGGCGCACGAATGCGAGCGGATCGTTACTGAACCGCACTGCGAGCTTCTGTAAGTTCAGTTCGTAATTTTGATTTGCTAATTTTTCATTGTCCATGAGACCACCGTCAATACAAATGCGGTTATGGGGAATGGGATGGAGGGAGCGAATAAAATCACCCCTCGCGCGGTCAAATTACAGATATTGCCTATCGACCCATGATAACGCCCCTCGTCGGGGCTGAGTTAGGGGTTTCACCCCTCAGACCGCTGAGTTTCGGGCACCCTTCGCCTATCTATAACCCCGCTTCAATCCATAGAGGGTTATCGATTGGGGCGGATCGATCACCCCCGTTTGCTTTGAGGTGCCGGCCGTCGGCGGGGATGCCTCATCCGACTGCCGACGTGTGGACAAATTGGTGGACATAATAGCGATAGTGCTCATAAGTCATTGATTTATATGGATAGCGTGGCGGAGGAATGCTCCGCCACACTGCTATTTCTCGTCCTTTTCCACTGCCGCCAGGATTTGCGCCAGGCGATTGGCACGGTCACTAACGTCCTGAGTGACTTCCAGCTTGTCTCTGAATTTACCTCTTAATCGGCATATCGTTGTGAGCGCCTGGTTCGCGCCCTTGGAGTCAAACATGAATACAGCATGGCCCGCTTTGTCTTTCTTCGGTTTGCCGTCGAAGTTGTAAACCTGTTGCGGCTCAGAGCATTTTTCAAGGATATCAATCGCTTTTTTGAGCTCGAAGTCCTCTTCTAACTGCATTCTTTCGTTGCGCTCGGCCTGCCGCTTCTCTATCGCGCGGGCGACCTTATCGGTCTTGAGCAATCGAGCTGCATTTGCCCAAATTACCTCGTCTTTGCTACCTGCATATCCCGCTTTTTTGTAAGCCTCGGTCGCATTGCCGCCGTTTTTCAGATATTCGCTAACGAAGGCGGCCTGCCTGGCTGTGAGTCTTTCAATCGTTCCGAATTTGGTTCCCGGCATAATAAAACCTCCGTAATCAATGCGTTGATTATCGGGGGCCGTGTTCAAATAATGCGCACTATTTCCGAAACTGCTAAAACCGAATTTCCGCTCCTACAGCCGTTCAAATTTCGTCGGACGATAAATCATATTAATTTTTTCCGATCGCTCTCCTGCGTTCGATTTTGGCGCCTTCCCGCCCTATTTATTGATCGTTGCTTTAACAAACTTTACAGGGTGCTTCCCTCTTATTCTTCCAGTGAAAAAGTCTCTGACCGTTCGCTTTGGTATCTCCATCTTTGCCGATATCTCGTTAAGCGAAAATCCTGCCAGGCGTAAATCAATACACTGCAGGACTTCATTGTCTGTATATCTTGCGGCCTGATGGCTCTCTCCGACATACGCTCCCAGCGGGCCGATAAAGTCGACGCCTCCGGCCCTAAGACCTAAAGTACTTCGGATGTTCTCTCTTAACTCTTTCAATCGCCGCTTGTAAGGTCCGCTGGCGGCCGAGTCCATGAAGTTTTTGTGCCGCTTTCGCGGCTTCAGTGAGTAATCTTTGGGCGTCATGAGGTAATACCGTATGAGGTTGATAGGTTGATTGTTTTTCGGTCATTCTTATCTCCCCGGGATGCCTCCAGCGGGTTTCCGCCGCCGGAAGCGTCTAAACCGCTAAAGCTCAAACTTCCGTGACAATGCCGTTTGAGCTATGGAAACCGACGTCAAAGGGCGTGCCGTCTAACCGCGTTGTAAAAAACAGTCTTGCGTACACCGTTGCAATCGTCTCCGGGATTCCGAAAATGCGTACTCGTCTCTCGCCTTTCCGGTTGTACGTCACCACTGCATAGGCCTCGCAGTATCCGCTCTTGTCGTCTCCCTCCCATGCCTTGGGCGCCGATTCAGAGTAGCCGACCTGGATCGTCCAGTGGTTTGCGGGGTCGCAGCCGAACAAACTGCCCTCTGCGCACGTGCCGTAGACGAAAGCGTCCAATGTGTGGAATGTCTCCATAAAATCGAGGACATCCTTTACAGGAGGGCAGGTGTACATGCCTCCGTGATACAGATTGCTGTCCCAAACTCGCCCTGCCTTGAGTGCATAGTCGACTGCGACAGATATGACCTTTAACTTTTCTAAAGTGTTTGAATCAGACATGTTTTCTCCATTTGTGAAACTTTGCGTCGTTTCGTCGTTATGTTCTGTGGTTTCTATAAGTCTCTATATAGGCTTATAAGTAATATTGCTTTTCTTCACGTTGACTCTTAGAAAATACATATACAAACGACGAAACGACGCAAAAAAGTTCTACTCCGTATTCATCTCTGGATCTTTCAATTTAAGACCCAAAAAACCCCGGCCTCTGATACCGTAACTGTCGCGAATTGCCCGAAAACCTTTTCCGCTTAACTGTTTCCCCAAAGACCGGGTATTTCGGACAATGCCGTCCAACCCCCGTGGTTCGGCGTAGGTTTTCCAATTGGAAA